TCTTTGACATCTTCTCCACTGATATCACCGTTCTCAATAACATCATACACACGACCTGCTTTCTTAGCCGCACCTAATACATCACCTGTTGCTAGATCTTCAAAGATACCAACGCCTGCATCTAATAAACCACCCTGACCAAACACTGTTGCTCTTGATCCTGCACGGCTTAATGCACTTGGTTCTTTGTCGTAGTATTGAGGTTGTGCAAATCCTGGGATAGGTGCACCTGTTTCTCCATTGAGTGCTCCTGCACCATACTTGACTGTTTCATATCTAATGGTCATCTGATTGTTCATTGGATCTGAACCATTAGAATAGTCATAGGTGTCGTGTCTAAATTCTGTAATCTGTGGATTGATCAGGGTATAGTTAACAAACTGGTGTTGATTAAATCCGTATATCGTAATGTCTTTAAAGAAACTTGGTTTTGATCCTTGGGCATAACCCGGAGTCTGTGCACCATCTTCTGCGGCATATCCCCAATCATTGCCTGCACGATTTTGATCATAGGTGTCTCTACGATTATAGTCTGATTTTATTCCAGGTGCGTTGTTCACTAGAGCATTGTTTGCTGTCTGTGAACCGTATGGTTGACTTGGATCTTTGTAGTAGTAACTGTAATATTTGAACCAAAGATTACGAACCAAGTCAGCACCATCATCATGGAACTCAACTGTTACTGGTTCGTAGTTGATCTTTGATTGAACTAGACGTTTGCGATTATACTGATTCAGTGTATCAACGTCTATGGTATAGTTTGGCAGTTGTATGTTCTTGACCAATAGGCTTACTCTAGCCTGGTCGTCTACACTAAAAGCACTTCTTAACCCTGGTAACTCCGTGACATTTAAGTTAAAATACACATGAAATAAAAACTTCTGTCGCGGGTGCAGGTCCATGCCCGCCGACCTAAAGGTCTTTGAAGCATGTCTGTAGTCTTTAAGATAGTCACTTCCCAGGAATCCTTTTAGGACCTGGTCAAAGAAGCCTGCCATCTAAATTAACCTGTAATTACGTCGCCTAGTGTTCTACCAACTGATGTGCCTAAGCCAGAACCTAGTGGTGTTTGGACAGCATTGTCAAATCTAATAGTCAATGACACTGTTGCTGGTGCACTGTCAGCGTATGTTAAGTCGTTGTAATTAACTGTTGTCAAGTAGCAACCATAAAGTTCCCATGTCTCTAACACGTTTGGTTCGTTAGCACCGTTACCGCCATCTAACACTTCGCAACGTGTGATGAACTTATAGTCAATACCCGATGAAGCTGATGATTGCTCCATGAAGTCTAATTGTTTCTGTAATTGCTCACCAACTAGTTTAGCAACCGCACCTGATGCGTCGTCACGTAATTCAACTGTAACGTCGTCCCAAGTATGTTTACCTGCTAATCTCATACGTGAGTTGTATAAGTCAATAGTCATATCATCAAATGATACGCTAGGTCTAGTAAATGTCATTACTTGTTTAGTTAATTCTGTTCTTGGTGTTGAAACGCCAAGGTTCTCAAATACCGTTCTAAAACGATATTTTAATTTAGGCATTAACAAGCCTTGGCTAGACGCTGATTGGTCTGATGCTAAAGGCACTGTCATTCTGCTTAATGATGAAACAGCCATGTGTATTTCTCCTTTATACTTATGTATCGTATTTATCGGTCTAGACTCACAAAAAATGGCACCGAAGTGCCATTATCTGCGTATATTATTATATACTATAAATTACCTGCTTCAATGTCGCCTGTGTTTTTAATTCTCAATGGAATGTAGATGTATTCCACAGATTTCACTGGTTCAATTGCGATATCAACGTATAATTCGTTTCTATCAATACGCTCTGGTGTGTTGTTTGTGTCATCACATACAACTAGATAATCGTAAATACCACGTTTAGCAGTAACATCGTTTAATAACTGTTCACATGCTTGTTTAACTTCGTTACGTGTAGTAGTATCATTTGGTTCAAAGATATAAGCTCTGCCTAATGCTTCTAATCTATCACGTAAGTAAGCAACCAGTCTTGATACGTTTACTCTATCAAGTGCTGATGGTAATGAAGCAAGTGTCTTGTTACCGTAGTTCACGATACCTGTTCCAGGTATGAATGTGATTGGGTTGACTTGGTTCTCATATAACGTGTCACGTAGTGATTCTCTCACGTTGATCTGTGTAAACTCACCTGTTGACGCATTGATGTAACCTAGTGCTGAAGCATTGTCAACTGTTCCACGTAGACCACCTGCTGGTGCTAACCATGGATAACCAATCTCGTCTGCTCTCACAAATGTTCTTAATATCATGTGACTTGGTGGAACAACCACTGTGTTACCTGATAAGTCATTTGTTCTACCACTTGGATAGAATGTGGCCGCATATGGATCTGATGTAACTAAACCATCTTCGCCGTCTACGCCTGAACCTTGTGCATCTGATGACCAATCTAAGATAGATGCACCTGAGTCATCTAATCTAAATGGTGTATCACCTAACACAAATGCTGTGTTGTTTCTATCGTTGTTCAATGCCACCATGTTCTGCATTAATTCTGGATAACCTGGAGCCGCTATTAAGTTGAACTGTTTCTGTTCCTCACGGATTGATGTGTTAGCATCAATGCCTGACTGCATAGCATTAACGATGATCTTACGCTGTGCTTTTCTGCCCATGTAAGGTGAACCGTCTGCCTTGTTACCTGATGCTGTTACCCATGCATCTCTCTGTGTAGGTAATGAATCATCTGGAAAGTCAGTTGCGTTAAAGTAGTTAACTTGGAACTGTTTAACGTTATATCCTGAACGTCTTGTGTTGAATAACAACATACCTTCTGGATACAATGTAGCGTCCGGTGCATCAATGTCTGTATAGTTGCTTGATAATAATGACTTAGTCGTTGGAACGTCATCTGTGATCGGATCTGTTGTTCCATTAGCCGCCCAACGTGCATCTGCAAACAAGATACCATCTTCTGTTGTTTGATCTGAATTATCTAACAATACCCATTTATCAACTGAGCTAACTGATTCCCAACGATAAAGTTTAGGATAGTTTTCCAAGTCTGATGAATCTAACCATAAGTCACCATATACAAGTGCTGTTGAATCACTCTGTAGTGTTGGTGCACTTGCAGAAACTATAACACCATTTGGTGATGTCACTGACAGGTCAAAACCACGTGCATCGTTTGAAACGTTAGTGTAACCTTTCCAAGCACCGTTGTCTAATATCATAACATCAACATCTGTTGATGAATTATACCAGTATGTGCCTTCTGCTGGATCTTGGCTTGGTGCCGTTGCTGAAGCAGTGTATGTTAAAGCAACATAGTTAGAAAGGATAACGTCTGAATCATTACCAGCTCTTACGTTATCTAATGATGTTGTAATACCTGCGTCTGCTACAGGAGTTCCTGAAGTATCTTTTAATACAATAACACCACCTTGTGTGTGTTTGATCTGCACAGCGCCGTCTGATGTAACACTTGCTAAAGTGTTAGCAACGTTAGCAGAGTTAAAATCACTTACAAAGTCTGTCGCTGTCGTGCCTGAAGTTGTAACACTAACCGCTGAAGTTAATGTTGTTGAGTTCTTAGCACTTGCTTGGATTGTAAATGTTTCACTTGCTGTGAATGTTGGTGAAGTATCTTCAGATGTTACTGTTGTAGCACCTGTTGTATATCTCTTGTAGATCTTATAAGTTGCATTGTCTGCTTCTGTAGCATCATACTGAACATATAAAGTGTTAGTCGCAACATTTAAACCACCGCCACTTGGATCAATGTTCTTAAGTGCTGTTTGATCATTTTCATATAACGGAGCACTCACTGTTGACCATGCGTTTGTTGTGGCGTTGTATGATTTAACAACGATCTCAGCACCTTGGTTAACTGCTGTTGTCTTGATCCATACAGAACCTGTAGGACGTGGAGCAGTGTCTGTTGACTTCCAACGTGGATTGTCGTAGTGTTGTGACTGTTGTAATCTTGGATAATAATATGTTTTCGCTGTTAGGCCTACATCAGTTAATAATGTTCCTGAGCCATTTGCTAAGGTTAATACACCTTCTAATGAAGACCCGTCTGCTGAAACATCACCGTCCGCATAGATCTCTAACTTGTTGCTGACCACGGCCGCTGTAACACCTGCGATAGAAGCTGAGTTGATTGAACTCGCTAATGCTGTTACTGTTGTGCCACTTAGTGTAACTGTTGTGCCATTAAGCACTATTGAGTGGCCTGATGTTAAAGTAGGACTTGCTACTGTTCCTTGGATTGTCGGATGGCTGTTATGCCAATCGTCTGACCCAACTAATACCCAAGCATTATCTCTATTTTTGTAGTAGACTGGATTATTGGCATTGGTTGCTACTACTGCATAGTCACCGATAGCACCAATTGATGTTTTCGGAATACCTGCTGTTAGATCATCTGTTGATGTAATAACTGTTGGAACCTTGTTAGTGAAAACGCCTGTGGTTGCATTCCATTCATGGATGCCCCATGATGAGTTCGCAGTGTCTAACCAAAAGCTACCATTGTCCATTTCACCTGTTGGACGTGTGAGGCTTGCCGCAAGTTGTGCAAGATCTAAATCAACACGTTGGACGTATGCTCTGTTAGAGATACCTAACACTGAGTAGGCCGCTAATAAACCATATTCGTTTAATTCATAACCATGTATTGGTGTGCCACCACTTGTGTTGTAGAAAGTTGGGTTACCATATAATGTAACCAATTCTCTCTGGCTTGACACCAAATTGATTTTGTTAGCATTGGCCGCTGTTGTGCCTGATGCTGTTGCTGTTGATGTTCCACTTGTTTTATCCTGTGCTGTTGCTAACAAGATATATGGAACAGAATTCGTTGGTGCAGGTAGATATTGACTTTGGTCAACTACGCTAACCTCCACTCCTGGGGAAACTAATGCCATAATTTTAATCCTCTTTAACTGTTACGAATATTTATTAAAATCTTCCTAATTTAGGCGTTTTACAAAGCCTTTATAAAGGTCTGTGCATATAAATAACCGTATGACTAGGCCTATTTGTGAAGCATGTAGACAGCACCACTGTGCTATTAACTATAAACGCAACGATAAAACGTATTATCGCAGTCGGTGTTTGGCCTGTATCAATAGAAATCGTAAAATAAGATTACCTGAACCTAGATGGAGATTGTCAGGTTACGTTAAAAAGAAAACTTGTGATCTCTGTAGTTTTAGAGCAAAGCACGGAAGCCAGATACATGTCTATCACATGGATGGGAATCTTAACAATAATGATTTGAGAAATTTGAGAAGTATTTGTTTAAATTGTTCTGCTGTTGTGCAGAGAGAAACTGCATGGAAACCGGGAGACTTATCTCCTGATTAGCTCTTCTACTTGTTTGTATAACTCGTCTAGTGTTCCGTTGTTGTCCAGTGTGGCATCAAAGTCTGTGCCAATCCAATCATATTCTGATCTATGAACCTTCAGGGTTTCTAACTTTTTGGTATCATCATCCAACGCATATTGATACCAAGCAGGTCTGTCACCTCTGGTAACTTCAACACAGACAGCACCTAGATCTTTTAACATCTTAACTTCGTTTTTAAAACGAACATCACTGATAATGATGTCGTCATCTGTTTTTCTAAGTTTGTTTTCTAAACTTGCTAACCACATATCATCATGGAAGTGTCCTCTGATAACATCTGTGCCAACATGCTGTAAAATCCACCTGGGTGTTAGGTGTGGCATGTTTAATCTCTTTGCCCACCATTCATCTACTTGTTCACGCCATTCTCTGCTAGATTTTGAACGTCCTTCTAGCATTTCACGGTCCCATCCAAATATCTCACACATGGCATTTTTTAAATTGCCTGCAAAACTCTCCCTTCTAAACTCATGTAAGTTAACAAGATAGTCTGCGACAGTGTCTTTACCAGATCCTATAAGTCCGCTAATTGCTATAATCATTTTAGTTTTGTTATTCCAAGATGTTTAATACAAGATTGTAACATAGTGATTTGACGTTTACAATCGTCTAGGGCATGATGGCTTGCCGATTTGATCTCTGGCATGTCTGGCCAAAGAGAATAAACAGTTCTAGCATCACGGACATTCCAGAACTTCCAGGGCAAACTAACACCAAGTTCTTTATAAGCGTGTTCCAATATGTTCATATCAAATGTAGGCCCGTTTGCCCATATTCTATTACTTTGCCATATTAGTTTGCCTAGTTCATCTAAACACTCGTGTAGATCTCTGCGACCTACTTCTTCAAATACTTCTCGCTGTGCTTCTGGAACTTGATGTGCCCACCATTCAATGGTGTTGTCATCTGTCTTACGATTTGGTTGGCTTTCGGGTGTTACTCTAGCATAAAAATGCCTGTCAGGCCAGCCCGTAGATAGTGGGTCAAAGACTTGAGCCGCTATGGTCATAATCATAGCGTCTGGGCCTGTTGCTAGTGTTTCTATGTCGATCATTAAATCCATACTCGTATTATACTACCGTTGGATTATTATGTCAACCTATCTGCGTTTAG